AGCTATATTAGCAAACAATACTCCCTCACTATCATTAAACACTTCACTATTACCAGAGTTATTACAAGTCTCTGCTGCTCTTGTTACTGTTGAGCCAGATGTTGGTATGTAAGATGTAGCGTATGAGTTTTGTTCAAGCATTGCTCCGAATATTTCAACACCAGATGTTCCATCTCCAGTGTAGGTCTGAAAAATTGGTAGTCCAGTTGTATATGAATCTTCTAAAATAAATATTTGAGGAACAATAATTGTTAAAGCATTTGAAGTTGTTGCTGACAATTTAAACCATCCGTTAGATAATAATTCTATATTACCAATCATACCACCTTGTTCAATTACTGTAATATTGTTTAAATCAAAAGAAACGTATATCCCAGAGTTTCTATCAGCTAATGCGCACTTATGTCTTTCTCCTTTTTTAACATAAGCAGAAATTGTATAAATTCCACTTGGTAAACTTGTAAAAGTAGCATATATGCTATGGTCTGAATTTGTAGTGCCTTCAACCAACTTGAAAGCATTAGCAGTTCCATCTGGAGATGTAAAACCACTTACAACTGATGAACCACTCTTTGTCCAATATGCATTGTCAAACGCTTCTGAATAAGTAGCTAAATTTGTAGAACTAGGCTCTAACAAAAGAACACCATCAGCACTATCTGTATAGTCTATTCTTGCTATATCTTGCCCCATTGTTTCTATTAGACCATCTTTGTTTACTCTTGTTCCTATACTTGCTCTTGAGAAAGAGAAAGGCAAAGGCTTATAATTGTTATTGATGTCGTTGTATGCCAGTACAGATTCTTCTTTAGCTGCCCATACTTTATTTCCAAATTTTAGTGTTTGTGCCATTAGTAATTTGTATATAATTGAGATGTAATCATTTCTTGTAATGATGTCCAACTTGTTAATGTTTCTAATTGTGCGTCTGTTAATGCTGAATCAAAGTATTGTAGTTCTCTAGTGTTTCCGTAGAAATTATCAAAACCATAAGGTAAAAAATTTAAAGATTTTAACCCATTTGGAGTATTTGCAATATTTGTACTTGATATTTTTATACCATTAACGTACATAGAAACATCGTTTAGTTTCCATTTAAAAGCAACTTTATTATTTTGTGTTGTATCTATTGCGTGATTATGTAAAAATTGTATAGAACCTCCAGATTGTAATCTAACAGATAAAGTGCTGGTAGAACTAAAATAAATATAAACAAAACTAGTTAAATTTGCATCAGTAATAGCTATTCTTCTATTTGTCCCATCATCAGCCAAAGAACTTATCTCTGCCATCAACACACCTTCTGAATCGTTAAACGTAGCTGCATTTCCAGAGTCAGTAGCAGTTTCTGCTGCTCTTGTAATTGCTGTTCCATTAGTAGGAATGTAGCTTGTTGGGTAAGAGCTGACTTCTAATTGCGCTCCCCAAATTGTAACGCCATTAACTCCATTGCCAGTAGTTATCGTACTGTCAGTTGGAATGTTACGAATATTAAGGTTAGTGTCTGTATTAGTTGTGAAAGTTAAATTTAATCTATAAAACCCATTGCCATAATTATCAACAGATGCAGAAGCTCCGCTAAAACTACCAGCAGATAATGCAGCAATTTTTATAATTCCATCTGCAAGTGAAAAAGTAGCTGAAGCATTATTTGAAACGCTGTTTCCTTGAGCAATAATAAGAATTTCATTTAAACCATTTTCTTTTGCGAATACTGAATAAGTGTATTCTATTGCGCTCCCAGCTTTTGATAAGTAAAAAAGGGCATAGTTACTAATGCTTGATAAATCTGTGCTATTATTTGGAATAAGCTTATCAGCATTTAAACCTCCATTTGGCGATGTTGATACATCTACATTTACAGTTGTATTTGATTTTGTCCAAGCAGCATTACTAAAATCTTCGCTATAAGTAACCAAGTTAGTCCTAGCTGGTTCTAAAAGATAATGAGGACAATTAACTACTTTACCATTTAATAAGTCGTAGTTTAGTCTAGGTAGGTCGTAGCCAGATGTAATTTCTTTAACAAAAAAACTAGTTATTTGCGTAGTACCAACTCCTCCGTGCCTTAAATACATTCCACCATCACTAGCTGTAAATATAAATTCAAAACTAAAACTACCTGTAGATGCCCAAGACTTGTAAGTATTTGACCCACTGTAGTTATTAATTCTAGTATTTGTAGACGTTGTTGTACCAGATACGATTACTTTATATGATTTTCCAACAGTTAGAAATCCAGTTTTTCTTATACCTCCTGTACTTGCAGTTGTAAACTCATCAGAACTTACTGAAGAAGTACCACCTACACTGCTCCAGTTAGTAAAATCAAAATCAGATAACACATCACTACCTAATTCTAAAGGCATTGTTTCTATTAAACCATCTCTATTTACTCTTGTTGCACTAGAGCCTCTAGAGAACGTAAAGTCTCCATCTCCATTTGAAGGAAGTACGCTAAATAATTTTCCGTTGCTATATCCCGAAGGTATTAATGCTAATTTTGGTTTTGCCATTGTCTTAGTTATTTAAATCTTGTAATGCTGTTGTGTGAATCCAATCTGCTAAACATTTAACTGCTTCAACTTCTTGTCTCTCATTCATCTTTATTTGTGAACCAAAGAAATCAGGGTCAGTACCTGCTGTACTTGCAGTATCTATTGCATTTCCCCACCAAGTTGTATTATATATTTCGTTAGCCATTACTTTTTTGTTTTATAATTATATTTTACTTTTGCGTTTAGCGTGTTCGTTTGTGTCCACATCATTTTCTTGTTTCTTTAAATACTGCTTTAGTTTCTCAACATTTACCTTTTTAGGCTTATACATTCTCTCTATCATATTATAAAACCCATCCATGAAAGTTAACATCTTTGTCTGGACTCATATCATCATTACTATTAGAAGTATATTCTGGATATAATGTACTGTTATAAGACATATAATCTAAAAATCTTCTTGTATAGAAATCAGCAGTTTCCGATACTCTATTTATTAACATAGACATTTCATCGTAAGTAACCGTATCTGAGTTCTCACTTCTATGCTTAAACACTCCTCCATTACTTATCTGATACATAGCAAAAGGTAAAAAGTTACTTTGTGCGTACCATATAAGCATCGGCTTTACATAAGTATTTAATAATAATTTATAATTAGAATTAGCTGGTTGGTCTACTGTACCTGCTATAATAATATCTTGTAATTTCTGATATAACTTTCCTCCTAAATAATTTTGTATATGCGTATCTTGAGCTACTTCAATAAACTGAATTACTTTGTCAGAGTCTAGGTTACCATCTAAGATAGACCTTTTCTTTAAATCTAGTACGCTTATAAATAATGCTTTTGACATAATATTAAATATTTGGATATGCTCCTCCGTTAGCCATATCTGCTGGTCTAGTAGATACCTCTGAAGGGTTTATCGGTTCAACAAATCCATCTTTCAATGCTTCACTCGTGTCTACATCAGTTTCAGGAGATACTCTCTTCTTATATACTCTTAATTCCCAGAAATGTTGACAATTCTTTCCTCCCTTAAATTTAAACAGAGAATAGTTATTACCTTTATGTCCTAACTTTCTGTTTACTCCTTGAAAGCTCATAAGACCTATATCTTCCTTACGGAATACTACATTGTCCTCAGTAAACATTTCCATCTTTTTACAGAAGTCTCTACTGTTAGGAGACTTTCTGTTTGGCATATAAGCATATCTTACTTTAAATATACCTTTATCTTGCTTAGAATCTTTGTTTGGATTAGCTTCAGCTAAACTAGCTAAATTAAAGTCCTTTTCCGAGTCTTTTACAGCTTCTGAGTGTATTAACTCCCAATCATCCGAGATACGCTCTCCTAGAGGCTCTAATTGGCTTAGAAGGTCATTTCCATCCTCGTCACTAAAGTCATTATTTTCTTTTAATGAAATAGCACTATCGTGAGACTCGCAAGGCATATACCATACTTCTCCGTCTACTTCGTGTTCGTGATAACCTTTACATCCCTGTTCTAATGCCTTATCTTCTGCTTCTTTTATTGTCTTGTAAGCTTCAACTCCATCTATTTTCTTTAGTTTAGTACTGAAAGTAGCCTTTGAGCCTATTTTCTCTCCTGTTTCCTCTTCTCTTTTCACTTTAGTAGATATATTATCTAATTGTGTAAATTCTATTGGTTGTAGAGTAATAAAGTAAAGATTTAAGTATATCTTGTTAAAGTTTAGCATATCTTCTAAACCTTCTATAATCTCTTCTTGGAATGGTCTAATAACTATGTTATCCATAAGTACAGAAGCAGTTCTAAGCTCTTCTGCATTATTACCAAATCCTGTATTGTCTTTTATTCCTAGTAATATAGGAGATACAATACCGTGACCTAACATTATCTTCTCTCTACTCTCATCAGATAAGAACTGATACTGAGCGTGAGCATCTGGTAAATGTATAGGGTCAATATCTGCTTTAGTTTCTATAGACTCGTTAAATGCTAGTATAAATTTACCTGCATTAGACGTTCCACTAAACTTGTCGTATATTTTTCTTTCAATCAACTCTTGAGTCTCCTCATTAGGTACTCCATTGTTAAAGTTGATTAATAAAGAAGGCTGTAAACCTTGCTTTATGTTATTTATGTGATAATTACTTACTTCTTCTTCTAAAGAACAATATTGTAAACATCCATGATAATCAACAGGAGCATAATAATAAAATCCACTTCTATATGGCTTGAATATATATAACTCTACTGTTTCACTCTTTTTACCGTTACCAAATGTAGGTATTCTCTTAGGATTATCACTAGGCTTTATATCTACCCACTTAGGATGATAATAATAAGCTCTAATAACGCCTTTAGAATCACATTTCTCAGCTCTTAGAGT